TCAACATTTCTTATAATTATTTGTTCTTACTCGTTCCCATTCAATTCTGCCTTCTTCACGCCGCTGGTCTATATACTCAGCAAGATCCTGAATGTTGATGCAGCGCTTTGCTTTCTGCGATGTTCCTACACGATAAGTCGGGATAGGCAACTGGCAGGCATTTGCTTTCGCTTCTGCTGTGTTAGGGCTCATACCGAAATACTTTTGGCATACAACTGATAGCTCGATGTTAGGCGTGTTGAACTCAGCCATAAGTAAAAACAAAGTATTCATAGACGTTCTCCATACAACCTGGCTGCACCCAGGGGAATTACCGATCGCTGCTGGTGGCCGGAATCAACTTCTTCCAGATCGCGGACACGTATTTTGCCTGATGGCGCGCATCGGCCAGTGCGTTATGTGCCACCCCATCGAATGGCATGTCTCGCTTAGGATCGAAACCCACAACTCTGCCTAATGTGACGATGGTTCTGACGTCGTGATCATTCCAAAATTGCCACGGGCAAACCTGGCCGGCACGCTCATATGCGCCGCGCAATATAACGTTGTCGAAAGTAGCTCCATTGCCCCAAACCTTTAAATATTTAGGGTTATCAGAATGCCGATTAATGAAATGGCTCAGTTCAGATAGGGCAGATGATATTGGCAGAGCATCTTCAACACAGATTGCTGATCGTGCTTCTGGGCTTTGTTTTAACCACCACAGAATAGTGTCACCATCCGGCACTGCTCCCTGTTCCATAGCACTTTCAAGGTTAACGGCGGTGTAAAACTCCTGACCCAGTTCACCGCTTTGCGGATCGAAGAATACGGCACCAATGGAGACAATAGGGGCATTCGGTTTTTTGCCCATGGATTCGAGGTCGATCATTAAATTGTTCACGTTAAATATTCTCCTGTTTTGGTGCTGTTTTAAGCATTGCGGCGCGGCAGGCGTTCCATCCCCTGACTTCTGCGATTGCAGCTACAGCATCTATCGCATGCATTTTCGACGCTTCTGGCATAGGCTTTTCATCCGGCACTAACGACGCTTGCTGCGGTGCGGCGTAGACAATTCGCCCTTTCATACCAGCACCAGTCACATCGTAATAAGTGCTTTTGTTTGTGTCGTACCAGCCTGCGTCAAATAACTGGTAAATAGGCTCCGCGCTATCAGCCTTGCGGCGCTCCTGTAGCTCCGTAGCGTCGGCCTCATTCCGGTTTTCAGCCTCGTAGAGTTGCGCCTGAACGTCCTCAATCTCACCACGTAGCGCCAGATAGTTACGGCGTAGCTCCAGTACCTCATCAATCACCTTAACAGCATCAGCCATTGCGTAGCCGAGATTACCGCCGTCGCTTTGTTTTGCTGCTTTGCTGAGTATTTCGCGTATCTGGTGCAGGCGATCGAGTGATACATGACCGTTCGCCGGGTGGTTAGTTGTCATGGTGTGCTCCAGTTATCTTCAATCGCCACGCCAAGTCGGTGTAGCCAGTCGGCCAGCTTCAGCATCGCTTCTCGTTCGCTTAATCTTTCTGGAAAGTCGGTAAGCTCGACCATCGGTTTAAACCGACCAAACGCATCGTTCTCAACAACAAGTTTTTGCTCAAGCGTGGTCTGCTTAATTTTGCTGTGATGCCGTAGCAAGTAAACCGACTTTGATTTTTTGGTTTCTGGGTCGTATTCGTAGGCAGTGAGTATCATCTGGCTACCGCCGCGATTCGTTCCTCGCCACATATCTCACTCCCCCTTCACGCCAATGCCAGCGAGCCAGTTACGAACGCTGATAAACTCAGCATTCCTAAACCCGCTTTTGACGTAGATGAATGGCAGTCGTAGGTTATGGCCATTACATGCCAGGTAGTCTTTGCATCCCTGCTCGGTGAAACAGCAGGTAACGAAATCTTCAATTTCTTTCAGTGCAACTCTGCGCCATTTTTCAGGTGGTTCACGGAAGTTTTCATGGAGCAATTCAAGGCGCATTCGTTGGCGCTCATTAGCTTCGTTACCATCTTCATCAATCCAAACGATGCGGCCATAGTCGTAATCAGCATCAACAACGATTTCGCGCTTTTGGTAAACGCAAAACATCGGGTCGGATGTAATACGGTTATCCTGCGATAAAATGTTTTTGCCGATGACACTGAACGATTCTGGCGTTGATTTTGCCTCCAGTTCTGCGATAAGTGCCATGGCTTCACTTTCCTTCAAAATTACGGAGTCATAGCTTTCAATCTGCTTTTTGATTTTGGCAATCAGCGCCTGTTTGTTGAGTTCTGTCATTGGGCTGCCTCCTGAACTGGCAGTAGTGCGTTGCGAACGCATGGCTTGTAGTAGTGATGGAATGCGAACGTCAGACCAAGCTTGGTTGCACTCTGGTTCTTCTTGCTAAGAAGCCCTAGGCTCATGCAGATAGTCGTCGCTGTATAACCAGAGTGATAACCAGATGCCCGCTTCATGACTGTTTCTGCCAGGATGGTGCGAAAGTCTGTACGCCCGAAATTGGTACCCTCGAAAGCGGCGTTAACCACTTCGTCGGTCAGATGTGAATCATCCACGATGCTCATAGCGCGGTTCCCTGTCTGGCTTTGTTCAATAGCTGGTTAAACATCATGGTTAGGCTGTTACTGCACCCAAACGGCATATCGTTAACACGGTAAGTAGGAATTCCCTTGCGAACACCAGACTTCACGATCCGGCCGGTGCCATAGAGTTGCGATAATGCGCCAGCGACCGCGGGTGTCTTTTTGTTCATACCTTTGGCGATTTCACCGCTGGTGGTATTCGGATGAGCCTGGAGATATTCAAATACGGTCATGGCGTTTTACCTTTACGTTCCTGTTCCAGTTGCACCAGAGACTCTTTTAATGCTGCGAACGTAGCGTCCAGTCTGGTGGCGACTTCGCGCATAAGCGGTGCATGTTTTGGTGGTAATTCAGCAACGGAGGCAAAAGCCTCCGCTACGAGCTCTTTTACCTTCATGCGGCGCATTGGCGCAGCTCCACCAGTTCGTTAAAGCGATTCATGAACAGGCCATAGGCTTGACCAGGACGGAGAGGGATAACCTGAACGAGATCAGAGCAGGGAATACCTTCGAGAATTTCCCACTTAGAACCGTCATCGATTTCCAGATCACGGCGCTCGGTGGCTAACATGGTGAGATCGGCATATTTCACGACAGCAGCTTGTTCAAGAGAGATACCGAATTTAAAGCGGATAAGACCATCAACATAAGTTTCCATGCGCTGGTAGTCAGGCAGCAATGCTTTGAGTGGGGCCGGAATATCCTGGCAATATGCCTCGGCAGCGTCGTGCATCAACGCTTCAAAGGCGAATTCTGGCGGAACAATCTGGCTTACAAGCACAGAGTGCTGGGCCACGCTGTAGAACTCAGGAAGATGCCCGGCGAATCGACAGATGTTGGAAAGAGCAGTCGCGATATCCTCAACATCGATATCGTCGACTGTGGCGGTCAGGTAGTTAAATTTTTTACCGGATAATGTCTGAATGTAGCTCATAGTTTTCTCCATATTGGCGCGCTGCACCGCGCAGATTTTGGTTGCACGAATCCCTCGCCGGGTGGCGATAATTAATGGAATTACGCTTCAATAAATCCCCGCGGCGCCGGGGATTTAATGCAGAGCAATTAGGCTTTAAAGTTACCGATGAAAGTTTCCACTGATTCACCGTCGAACTTGCTGATCAGCAAATCGCGGAATTCGTTGGCGATCGCTTCTTCCTGTGCTTCCAGTTGGACGATGCGCAGAACAAAGCAGGGTTCATCGCTGGTCAACAGGCTGTTACGCAAGCTAAAGCGGCGTTCGCCCAGCCCTTCATACGGCATACATTTGAACTCGAACGCCACGGGCATTACGTCTTTGCTGCTTGCTTCAACGCTTTGCATCAGCGATTTTTTACCAGCGAAATCACCAGTTTCATGGTCCTGCTGGGTTGCTTGTTGAATGGTGATACGACGCACTGCCTGAGCCGCCTGGGAAATCTGCATCGTATTACCATCGGCATCAAACGCCAGCAGGTAATCACTCCAGTCTTCCAGCCATTCAGCGATTTGCTTTTGCTTCAGACGTTGACCGTCGATCTGCAGTAGCGCACGGAACGGGGCGGTTTTCTTCAGGGTAATTGAAGCAACGTTATCGGCGTGACCGGGATTATCCAGGGTGCCGATGTTGAACACTGAACGGGCGGTCATATTGTCAGCGTCAATGAAGCAACGAGCTGGCTCACTGTCGCTGGCGTAACCTTTAGAATAACGTGCGAAGTCGTCAATACTGGTTGTGGTCATTGCGCCACGGAAGCGGAAACGCTCCAGAGAAAAGCGCTCAAGGCTTTCAACGCCAGTACCCTCTGGTAGTAATGCGGTCGGGCAAGCCAGGCCATGAATATCATTCAGGTGATAACCGGAAAGAACCAGGTCTTTGACCTGCTTGAAGGTACCGCTGTCTAACTGAGACATAAAAATTCCTTATTAACTGATGATCGAAGTGGTATCAGTGAGTTTGTTGTTGCGGATCACTGAGCCGCTTTAAGCTTTCCATCCACCGCGCCAGTGATCCCGAACAGCTGACCCTGATCTTCCTGCAGGATGGTGAGCTTCCCGCCTTTGTTGACCCACATCGGGGTTTCGGTTGTGTCCTCTTCGGATGCTTTACCACGCGGTGTTGGGGTGCTGTAGTTCAGCTTGTGCTTGATCTTCACGCGCTTCTCTTCAACGGAATTACCCATGCGCTCAAAATCAAATGTGAGGACTACTTTGCCTTTGTTGCCGTTGTTCAGAACGCCAAGCGCGGTGGTATTAAGTGCTGCCGCGATTTTGTTCATGAACACGCCGGCATCCAGTTCGCCAAGAAAATCTGGCACTACGGTCATGCGGTCATTACTCAT